CCAGACAACATATCAGCAGCAGTATTTAAACCTTTATTAATTATTGTTATGTCTTCAATTCTATTAATTTGGTCTAAAGGTTTACGTGGATCGTTTGAAGAAGCTGGTGAATAAAATAAATCAATTATTTCTTTTCGTTGTGCTGTTTTAATAAAATATTCATCTGTGCAGAAATAAAAGTTATCTAACGTTTCAAAAAACTTAAACGAACAAGATGGTGTCTCAGGTTGATAACTTTGATTTTGTAAAAAATTCATAGCTTCTGTTGGAAGATAATTAGGTATAGTACAATTCGTCATATTTGTTGTTGGCTGCAAAATAAAGTTTCTATCTTCTTCCTCAGTAATTGGCATTACGTATGCTCCATACTCTAAAGTTCGTTTAGTAACAGGATCTAAATATTCTTTTTTACCAAGCGATCCATAGTATGTATTAAATAGCATACGAACAATCTGATCTATTGATTTTCTTTGAAACGCTTTAATAATTCTACGCGTGCTTGCTTTGTATGTTAAATTTGAAACGAAATTAATATTAAATAATAACTTACTGCTAGCCTCATCTACCGTTATGTTATCAATACTATATGCATGTACTTTTAAATTAACTTCTGTATTTAAATCATGCCCTTGCAGTTTTAAAGTAATTGTTTCTTCACCGCGAATTGGAAATCCTTCAAATAAACTAATACCGTCAAGCAAAGTTAACGTACCACTATAACTCATAGCGCTCATTGACTGGCTCAAGCTAAACTTCGTTATTTGCGCTGTAATGTTTTGAGAGTTACTGCCATCGTGTGAAGTCATTATTGCTTCAACAATATCTGCAGAACCCGGATTAAATTGTGTATCTGGCATTATTTGCTACGCATTTTCTTTCTAAATGAATCTGTAACTTGTGGTAAATAAGCGTTATCCACCAAAAAGATTTCTTTCTTATTATTGTTATCAGCCAATTCCTGATCGTAAACTCTCCAAGGTTTCCATTCATCTGGGATAATACGTTTAATAATAATCTTACGTCCTTGCTCTGTACGTAAAATAATACGGTCTTCCTTACGCAAATAAATCGTTCGGAACGACTCAGGAGCTAACTTAACAATATCAACTGCCATTTAATTATACCTCTTTATAATAGTATAGAATGTTTTCAGGGTTATCATCTCTTGTCCAATCAACAATATCTTCACCAACTAAACCAGAGTCTTCACCATATTTTGCAATTAGGTAATTATTAAAGTCTGCTTCGGCTTTAGGCCAATCATGGTATGGATCCATCATAGAGTTTGAAAAGTACACAACCCAAGTGTAATCAACACTACCATAATAAAACTCAGCAATGTCTTCTGGTCTCTCGCCTTCTTTAACAGTATATGGTAAATACATTAAAGGGTTATTAGAAACTTCTTTAGTAAAGTTAGTACGTCGAGTAATGTCTCGTACTAGTTTACCTTCGTATTCTATTAAAGGAAAGTTTTCGAAATATTTTGCCATTATATACCTCCCGACCCAATTGATCCACCAGCACTGCCATTACCTGGAGTTACTAAACTGCTTTCACTTATTGCTTCCTGTTGTCTTCCTTCGTTCTCTGCGCCATAATCGTGAGCTGTTTCAATTTCTAGCTCAGTCATACTCATACTAAGAGTAACGCCAGCAGGTTTGCCACCTTTCATAATCGCAACTCCACCGCCTGCGCCATAATCAACACTAAACTCTGTTATCATAGAACTTTTATATTTAATAAAGTGGTCAGTATTAACACCAAGTAAATATACATCAACAACTGATGGGTACTGTAAAAAGGCTTTTGGAATACCAGTTAAACTTGATACTTCAGGTAATGATTTTCTTTTAATCATAGCAACGATGTTTTTAATTCTTTCAGAGTCAGCTGCACTGTTTGGAAACAGATCCCAAGAAAATTGGTGTTGTCTTAGATTAACACCTTCAAACGCAAGAGTTTCGCGAGGGTTAATTGTTTGACCTGTAACCAAATCAATGGATCTACTAATTTCTGAACCTAGTTTATCTCTTAACAAATACTGTGCTGCAGACGCAATATCAGTAACGTCTGTTCCAAGAATATCTCGCATTATATTACCAGCTGCACCTACGATATCACCGCCACCGGCTTTAGCCATTGATGCGCCCATTCCTTGCAACATTTGTGGAATTTGCGCAGCAGTCATATCACCGGTGCCTTTGATAAAGCCATTAACTTTATTGGCTATTCCTTCAACGAATGGATCTCTTTCATTGCCATTTATGCGTAAACCAGTATTGTCTTGTAAAGCTTTTGGGAATGGTAATTCAAGCGTATTGCTTGCTCTTAGCTGAGCACCCGATGAACGTTGATTAAATGCCTGTTGAAAAGGCGATCTTATACCACCTGAGCTTTGTCCAATTTTAATTGCATCATATGTAAAGTCTTTAAACACTAATAGACAGCTATGTGCGTGTGGTTGTTCTGGGAAACATTGATAGCCTTGTGAAAATGTCTGCTCTTTTCGTTTACGGTATGTTTCAACGCGCCTTAGCAAATTTACCATAGATTTTTCCTGTCATTGGATTATAAATAGTTTATTGTTCTATTTATACTAAATTATGAGGTACGACTTGGCATATAGCGGAAGGTTTCGACCAAAGAACCCAACTAAATATAAGGGTGACCCGACAAAGATTATTTATCGTTCCATGTGGGAATTTAAGTTTTTTCGTTATGTAGACGAACATCCTGACGTCATATGGTGGCAAAGTGAAGAAGTGGTAATACCATATCTTTCGCCTATTGACGGGAGAAGGCATAGGTATTTCCCTGATGTTGTTGTCCATAGGAAAATCGCGAATGGCGAACAGAAAACTTTGATGATTGAAATTAAACCGGCAGCACAAACTAAACCGCCGGATAGAAGTAAGATGAAAACAAGTAAAGGTAGGGTATCCCGTAGATATCTAAACGAGGTAAAGACATATGGTGTCAACGAAGCAAAATGGAAAGCAGCTAGAAATTTCTGCGCTGACCGTGGTTGGGCATTTGAAATTTACACAGAACACGAACTGGGGCTAAAGTAATGGTAGCAAAAGTATTTGACGATATTTTATTAAGAGGAGTACGCTCTGGGCAAATCCCGGCTCGTACAGACGCTGCTAGAGAATGGTATCGCCAGCAAGCAAAAGATACAACTAAAACAAAAGCCAATCCTGAAAAGCTTATTAAAGAAATGGCTCCTGACCGTGCAAAGCAAAGGTTTTTACTTGGTCAAATGTATATGTTTAACTATTTACCAAAACATAAAGATACTTTACCATACTACGATAGATTTCCGCTCATATTTCCAATAAATAGAGCTAAAGGTGGCTTCATGGGAATTAACATGCATTACTTACCTCCAATTTTAAGGGCTAAGTTAATGGATGCGCTTTATGATACTGCTAATAATAAATACTATGATGAGACCACACGTTTAAAAATGAATTACCAAACTTTAGCAAGTGCAACTAAATTCAAAGAATTTAAACCTTGTATAAAGCATTACTTGACAGGACAGATGAGATCACGTTTAATATACATTAACCCTACTGAATGGGATGTAGCGTTATTTTTACCAACGGCACGTTTTGTAGGTGCCACACAAGCACAAGTCTTTAAAGACTCAAGAAAGATAATCAGAGGATAACATGGCGTTCAGCATAACAGATTTTAAATCGCAAATGGATCGCTTTGGCGGACCACAGCGTCAGTCATTATTTGAGGTTACGATTAATAACTTTCCAGTTAATACATCGACTATGGACACGAGAGATTTAACATTCTTTTGTAAAAACGTTGCGATCCCTGGGTTAAGTATGGCATTAACATCATACGAAGCTGTTGGACAACAACGTAGAATGTATCCAACAATGATGAACCCAGAACCAGTTCAAGCTATCTTTATGTTAGACTCAGATCATCAAGTATTAACATTTTTCCATTCATGGATGCAGCGTATAGTAAACTATTCAACTTCAGGTGGAAGCTTTTCTGAGGTTGGTGGACAATTACCATTCGAGATTGGATATAAAAACGAATATGGCTGCCGCTTAACTATTAAAGCGTATTCAAACGATTTCTTAACAACTGGAAAATATTACGAAACAATATTAGACGGTGCATTCCCTGGGTTACTAGGAGATGTTGATTTAGGTTGGGAATCAAACGATAGCTACAGTACTTTACCTATAAGTTTCCAATATGATAGAATTGAATTCTCGGGCGAACGTCAAGGAATTACATCAGGAAGATTTAACAGAGGTAACGGCTTACTCGGTCTTATTGAGTCAGTTGGAGATTTTGGTCAATTAATTGGACAAAACATTGTGCCTCGTTCAATACAAGATAGCGTAAATAAATTTACACGAATTACAAATAACTTTGATAATATATCAAGCCGTGTTAGCGGTTTAAGATAACAGGAGAATTAGATTATGCCACTACCTAAAATTGACATACCTATTTTTGAGATGGAATTGCCATCAACAAAAAAGAAACTAAAGTACAGACCATTTACTGTTAAAGAAGAAAAGATTCTTTTGGTTGCTCAAGAAGCAAACGACCCAGAACAAGAAATTCTAGCGGCAAGACAAGTTATTAGCAACTGTATTATTGATGAGGACGTATCTAGTTTTGCTATGTTTGATTTGGAATATGTGCTTCTAGTTCTGAGGTCACGATCTGTTGACAACACAATCACATTTCAAATTAAAGACCCAGACACAGAAGAGTCAATACAGTTAGTGATTGATGCAGAAAACGTCAAGTTTATGGAAGACGAATCTCATACTAATAAAATTGCGCTTGATGAAACATACACCCTCTTTCTCAAATACCCAACTATAGAAGAGTTTACATCAATTATTAAAATGGATGATGACGATCCACTAGTTAATTATTTTGTTATGATATCATGTTTGGATTATATCGCATCTGAGGATGAAGTTCACTATTTTAAAGATTATGAAAATAGTGACATCGATGCATTTATGGATAACCTTGATGGTGGTGTAATTAAGAAAATTGAACACTTCTTTTCAACAATGCCAAAGCTAAGACATGAAATGAAGTACAAGAATAAAGAAGGCAAAGATAAAACATTTGTAATAGAAGGAATGCGTAGTTTTTTTATCTGATGTTGAGCCACACAAACTTGGGCAATTATTACCAAACCGTTTTTGCCATGGTTCAGCACCATAAATACTCAATAACAGACGTAGAAGGTTTGCTACCATATGAACGTGATTTATATTTTGGAATGTTGGTTGATCATATAGAAAAACAGAACGAAGCACAAAAGAACCAATAAGGATAAGATATGGCAAAGTTGTCAGAGGAAACACAAGCAATAATTAATCGCCTAAAAGCAGAGGGCGAGTTAAGCCGTAATCGTGGTACGCATTCCGTTCGTTCTGTGAAGATTCAATTACAAAAGTTTGAAAAGGTTTTTGATTCTATTAATGCAAATACAATAGAACAAACTAAGATGATGCAAATGCAAATGGGCATTGCGAAAGAAGCTATCGAATTTCAAAAGAACCAAGAACAGTTCGATGAACTAAAACGAGATGCTGAATTTATTCAAGAAGACAAAATCGAAGAATCTAAAGAATCTAAAGGCAGAGATAACACTAAAATCGATGCATTTGGAGATAGAGTAACCAAAGCACTTAGTATGAAAAATATTGCCATGGGTGCTGCTGGATTGTTTGTGGGGTATAACTTACTAAAAGGTTTCATAGACGAACAGACTGATGGTGGATTTTCAAGATTTATTAACTCTTTCAAAGAGGTTAATTGGGAAGGGTTCAAAGAAAAATTCAATAACATGATAAACTCTATTACCAGATTTGAAGAATGGCTAGATGGTTTGCCAATGCTTCTATTAGGTGGTGGTATGGTAGGCTATGCGGCTAAACAAGCCGCTTTTGGATTAGCATCAGGTGCGGCTGTTAGGGGAATGGGACCTAGAAGAGGCATGGGTGGATTGATGAACATAAGAGGTACAATCCTACTGGCTGTTACAGGGTTGGCAATTGCTTATGGTGACAGAGTGGAAGATTGGCTTGTTAATCAACAAGGTGTAGACCCAGATGTTGCAAGTTTTGCAGTAGATGCAGGTCAAGCGATGCTTGGTGGAGCAACTTTAGCGGCTATGTTTGGTTTTGGTCCTACTGGTATAATTATTGGTGCGGCTGTTGGTCTTGCCTTTGTCATAGGCAAATCAATTTACAACTGGATGGAAGAAAGAAAAGCCAAAGCCGCCGCAGAGATGGCAGAAAGAATGAAGGTACTAGATACTGTTTTTGGCATTGATTCTTCAGACGCAAGTGAATTGAATGATATCGTTGGCGAAGTTTCTGCTGGCGCAGGATTAGCCATGACCCCAGCACAGGCTCTTGCCAAAGCTGTTCAACAAGGACAAATCACAAACGAAGAAATTATAGCCGCTGCTGGAGATGGTGAAGAAGGTCAGGCAAGAATAGCAGAAGCAGTAAGAGAAGGTGTTGTTGCCGCGCTTGTAGAAAGAAATTTCGCAACAGCCGCCGCTTTGGATGGAAAAATTAATACACTGATTGAAAATCAAGGTGAAGTTACAAACGAAGAATTGCTAACCTCTGTTTTGGAAGATATAAGAGGAAAAATGTCAAGTGGTAATGATGTTTTAGCTTTGGGCGCACAGACATCACTTCTAAATTTCTTTAAACAATATGGTATCAGTGGTACAGATGATGAAATGTTCTCAGCTTTAACACCTCAAGAACAAGAATTCTTTAGGCAATTAAAAGAAATACCAATGAACTCATTCAGTAGAGGTACTGGTGGTTTCTTAAACTTTGGCAAAGGTACTCTTTCAATGCTTCATGGTAATGAGGCTGTAATTAATGAAAGCTCACCAGAAGGTCAGTTCTTAAGAATGTTTGAGACTGTTGTTAAGAACAGAAGTGTAGGTGGTATGGAAGCAACAAGTGGCACAACTGTTATTAATGCACCAACCAATGTTAACCCAAATATTACTAACACACATGGTGGTAATAGCAAATCAGAAGTTAATGTTCTTGGTGGAATGAGTGGCGATCCATTAGTATATGGCTTACCATTCTTCGCTCAATAAAAAAGGGAGCAAACGCTCCCTTTCTCTAACCTCCGCCTTGGAACCTACCATCTTTAGGTGTGTACCAAACTTTCTGGTGATGGATACGACCTAATAGATCTCGCATCTCGTCAATTTCTTCTTGGAGCTCTGCAGCATATATGCTTTCAGGATCCATTGCTACACTTATGCCGCGCCTTGATATTTTACCTTGTAAAGCGCGTTCGATTAATTCGATGTCTCGTACTGTAAGTTTAAATTTATCATTAGGTTTCATTAAAATATCCATAAAAGTATTAGAGCTAGCCAAATAAGTGGCATTATTCCACTAAACAGACCGCCGCCTATCAGTCCTCTGCTTTTCGCACAGTCATAACAGAATGCGTATTTTTTATCTGTTTTATTTGAGCAAAAGAATGCGTCGCAACTCTTCTTACTCATAATCCTAGGATTCCAAACAGGTCAAACCAACCCATTGATGTTCCGATAATAATTGGTAATCCAATCATTGTAAAGGCAATAATTGCGAATGCAAGGCCGACGCCTTTATTGTGATATGGTTCATTTGGGTTACTCATACGTTCCACTCCAATTCATCTTCTATTGCCGTTTGAACAAATTGATAATAGTCTCTGTTTTCATCGTCCATGTGAGCATAGTATACTGATGCCTTTGACATTAAATAATGAATATTACT